ATTTGCATTATAAGTAATGGAACGACTTGAACTTACAATTTTAAGAAACCTGATATTCAATGAAGATTACTCCAGAAAAGTCATACCTTTTATACAACCAGATTATTTTGAGCAAAGATCCGAAAAGGTCGTATTTGAGGAAATTGTTAAGTTCATTGTTAAATATGGATCAGCAATTACAACAGAAGCACTTGCGATTGAGATAGAAAATCGCACAGATCTTAATGAGAGTGAAATTAAGGGTATTCGAGATTTAAATTCCAAGTTTCATGATGGTGTTGTAGATAAGCAATGGATTCTTGACACCACAGAAAAGTGGTGTCGTGATCGAGCAATTTATCTTGCTCTTATGGAATCAATTCATATTGCCGATGGTAATGATGGAAAGAAGAATAGGGATGCAATTCCCAGTATTCTTTCAGATGCTCTAGCAGTATCTTTTGATAATAATATTGGACACGACTATCTTCAGAATTATGAGGAACGCTATGAATTTTATCACCGAAAAGAAGATAAGATCGAATTTGATCTGGAATATTTCAACAAAATCACAAAAGGTGGTCTCCCTAATAAGACTCTCAATATTGCTCTCGCTGGTACGGGAGTCGGCAAATCCCTCTTCATGTGTCATGTTGCTAGCTCCGCGTTGTTACAAGGCAGGAACGTACTCTACATCACTCTTGAAATGGCAGAAGAGCGAATTGCAGAACGAATTGATGCAAATCTTCTCAATGTCCCGATTCAGCAACTGGTTGATCTCCCACGTTCGGCATTTGAAAATAAAGTAAATAATATTGCAAAGAAGACACAAGGTTCTTTGGTAATCAAAGAATACCCAACTGCTTCTGCACATTCTGGTCATTTCAAGGCACTTCTCAATGAACTTGCTCTTAAGAAATCATTTCGACCTGATATTATTTTTATTGACTACCTTAATATTTGTGCTTCCTCTAGGCACAAGGCAAATAGTTCTGTCAATTCTTATTCGTATATCAAGTCAATTGCAGAAGAACTTCGCGGTTTGGCAGTGGAATTCAATGTTCCCATTGTCTCTGCTACCCAGACTACCCGCAGTGGTTATGGCAATTCTGATGTTGAACTTACTGATACTAGTGAGTCCTTTGGTCTCCCTGCTACTGCTGATCTTATGTTTGCCCTTATTAGCACTGAAGAGTTGGAGGGGTTGGGACAGATTATGGTAAAACAATTGAAGAATCGTTATAATGACCCCACTATCTACAAGCGTTTTATTGTGGGTATTGACCGTGCTAAAATGAGATTGTACGATTGTGAACAGTCTGCACAAAAGGACATACTTGACTCCGGAAACGAAGATGAGTATAATGATAGTGAAGACAAAAAACCTAAAAAATCATTCGAAGGATTTAAATTTTAATGGAAAACGCAAAACACGTTAATTTTGATAAGTACGCTGAGTTTGTGGATGTAGTCACTTCTGACGCATCTAAAGATTTTCTTGCCCTCTCTGATCGTCTGGTTCAATTGGATGAAAAGGGTGCAAATATTGAACGACTCCTTACCGCTGGTGTTGGAATCAATGCCGAAGGTGGGGAATTCCTTGAGATCGTTAAAAAAATGATCTTTCAAGGCAAACCTTATAATGAGGACAACCGTGAGCACCTGATTATTGAACTGGGTGATATTATGTGGTATGTTGCTCAGGCATGTATTGCACTTGATACCACTCTTGATGATGTTGTTGCTCGTAATGTGCAGAAACTTCTCAAGCGTTATCCTGAAGGTGCCTTTGATGTTTACTTCTCCGAAAACCGTGCTGCCGATGATCGATAATAAATATTTTAAAAAATGTCTTTGATTGGCAAAAGAAAAGGAAGACCAACTACTAAAATTCAGTTTGACGCAATTCTCAAAAGATTCACTGTCTTCTTAAAAAGAGAGTTGCGTCTCACTTATGACATTCCAGTAATTTTAATAGATGATACTGACTTTGCAAAAAGAATTGCAGCATTTGGAGAAATCTCAAAGGATAATATTATTCATTTGAGTATTATTAATCGCCATCCAATGGACATTTTAAGAACACTTGCACATGAATTTATTCATTACAAGCAGCATATGGAGAAAGGTCTAGACCGCAAAAGTTCTCACGCCGGTAGTCCAACTGAAAATCAAGCAAATGCTAAGGCAGGTGAGATTATGAGAAAATATGGTACTTTGCATCCAGAACTATTTGACCTTATGCCACTTCGGTGATATAATGGTTTTACTGGGGAATTAGTTAAACGGTATAACGGGTGCTTTGCAAGCACTTATTAGCAGTTCGATTCTGCTATTCTCCACTTATTAAAAAAAATAAATATATATTAGAATAATTGCTATAAAGACTGTTTATAACAGTAAAAGTAAAGGATGAAAAATTTTAATCAATTTCTTAGGGAGGCAACCTCCGCTTCAGTTCAGGCAAAACGTCTTGGACTGGTTGGCGATGGACACGGGGGGTGGTATAATAGGGCCACTGGCGAATTTGAAGCAAAAACAGTGGGTGGACAACTCAAGTATTTCAACAAAAGGCAAATCATTGGTGGGAAGGACCCTAAGCAGGGTGAATTTGAAAAGGATATTCCTTTGGGATCTTCAGCATCTACATCTGCTGCGACTCCTCCTCCTCAAGAGGAAATTCCTCAGCAGACTGTGGATCAACAATCAGCATCTGAAGAAATTCCAGCGGTGACACCACCACCTGTGCCCAAAACTAAAGGAACTTTGACAATTGTATTTGGAAGATTTAATCCTCCAACTATTGGGCATCAACAATTGATGGATACTGCTGCAATGGCGGCAATGGAGGAAAGTGGTGATTATATTATTGTACCCTCGCGCAGTCAGGATAAAAAGAAAAACCCACTAGATCCTGATACTAAAATCTCATTTATGAGAAAAATGTTTCCAGATCATAGCGAAAGAATTGTAAACGATGTAAATTTTAAAACTATTTTTGATGTTCTTAAAAAAGCACATAATGATGGATATGCCAATGTCAGAATTGTGGGTGGTTCTGATAGGGTTAAAGAATTTGAAAAATTATCAAACAACTACAATGGGCAATTATATCAATTTGACGTAATTGATGTTTTATCTGCTGGTGATCGAGATCCTGATAGCAATAAAGGTGTGGAGGGAGTGTCTGCATCTCGTCTTAGACTTGCTGCTGCAGAGGGAGATTTCATTACTTTTCGTTCTGCTCTTCCCGAAAATGTCAAAAATAAAGAAGCACTCCAACTTTTTGATCTTGTCCGACAAGGAATGGGCATTCAGGAAATACAACAGGAAGGATATAATACTTGGGAAATCGCACCTAAGTTTGATCAGCAATCTTTAAGAGAAAATTATATTGATGATAATATTTTTAAAATTGGATCCTTTGTTGAAAATTTAAATACTGGATTATCAGGTAAAATTATTCGTAGAGGGACAAATTATTTGATTTGTGTTACTGAGAATGGAATAATGTTTAAGTCTTGGATTAAAGATGTTAACGAATCTTATTCTGAAAAAATAATGTCAAAAATGATGAGACTTCCTGGAAAACCAAATACTTTAGTTGGAACTTTGGGATATTTTAAGTATGCTTCAAAAATGACTCCAGGTGTGATTGGAGTTGGTGCAGAAAATCTCCAAGTCGGAGCAACACCGTATGGTATTAATTTGATAAATAAAAATAGGAAAAAAGTAAAACGTTAAATTCTTCATATGAAAAAGCATATTGCTGAAGATCTTCCTGTAAGAAGTCATCCCCAAGCACAATTATCTTCTCAAAACAAGAAACCAGAAAGTAGAGATTCTGGTAGAGATGATAACAAAGGGGGAGAAAAAACACCAGAACAAAGAATTAGACAAGCAGTATACGATATTCGCTATCGTGCAAGAAGAGAAAATCTTCCTCTAAGATCTGCATACTCTCAGTTTATGCAAAATAGTTCAATGGGTGAAGCAGAAAAATCGGAAGTAAGGAAAAAACTTTTTGGCGGAACTGGGGGGATGCAAGCAGAAGACTTTAGTATGGATATGAAAGAATCTGCATCTAGTTTAATGGCAAAAGCACTTTATAAAGTATTTGTTGATAATCAACCAAAATTTGTTGATGAAGAAAAATTAAAGGAAGCACTAGAAAAATCAAGTAGTGCATCTGGGGAAAAGAAATATAAGGTAAGAGTTACTGACAAGCAAAGTGGAATTACCTATACTCGATTTGCAACTCGTGAAAAAATCAATCAACTGAGAGCAAGGGGTCTTGAAGTTGAAATGACCGAATATGGAACTCCATATGAAGGTGAGAGAACTAAAGGTGAAAAGACCGCCGAAGTTCTGAGTAAAAAGAAAAAACCAAATGATGGAAATTTGGCGAATAATTACCCACCATATGATAAAGTAACTAGAGGCGATGTTGTTTCTGGAAGACTTGGTAAAGATCAAATGGGTGGGAAAAATGTAAAAGAAGAATTTATTGGTGAAGTGTCAAGAATGGCAAATTTGCCACAAACTGATTCTCCTGCAATTTCTGATCCCAACACAAATTTAAATCAAATTGATCTTCTTCCTGTAAATAAAAAAAATAAAGTGGTTGTAAATCCAACAAATGCTGTTCTTGCACATACTGAGTTTTCTGGTGAAACTATTGTGGAGACAGGATATTCAAAATTTCTTGAAATGCTTCAGGAAAAGAAAATGACTAAATCCATGGAAAAAAAGGAAAAAAAATTAAAAGCAAAATATGATCCTTCTGGAATGAAGGCAAGTATGAAAAAGCAATATGGTTCAGAAAAAGGCGAAAAAATTTATTTTGCAACTATTCGCAAACAGGCAGTAAAGGAAGAATCTGCATGTGAAACTGATGATAAAATGAATATTAAAAAAGATGAAAATCCAGATCCACGCTCTTTACAAACCGATTTAAGTCTTGCTAAACTTCCTGCAAGATATCGTGGTGTAAAAAATCCTCCAATTTTAATGGTTTCTCCTAAATAAAAAAGGATAATCTTTACTAGGAGGTCATTATGGACGCATTAGTATCGGTGGTAAAACCACTTCTTATTTCAATTGCAACACACCCATCAGTTAAAAATCTTGTTATTGAACTTTTGGCTAAGTATGTAAAGTCTACCGACAATAGTATTGATGATGTAGTTCTTCAGGTCGTTAAAGAGAGACTCTTTACGCCACAAGCATGATTACTTGTTTTATAACTAACTGGGGAATAACCATTGTTCTTGGTATATTGTTAACTACTTCCGAATGGTTGGCAAAAACAAAAAGATTCAAAGAAAATGGATTAGTTGATTTAATAACTAATTTTTTAAAAATAATTTTAAAGAAGACCTATAAGTAAAGGTCTTCTTTTTTTATAAATATCAATATAAAAAGAATTAAGGGTAAGACACATGGCTCTTTGGGGCATCTCTACAAATGCTGAAACAGCAGAAAACAATTATGCTATTCCAAAGTTTCTATTAGAAACTGATAGAAATACAACTCCCTGGAATTGTTTTGCTGATGTTCGTGGTTGGGTATATAGAAAATATAAAACCAAAGAAAATTCCGGAATTTCTACTCGTTATTATGATGAAGTATTGGTTCCTGTTACAGGAATTAATAGTACAAATACCGGAGGAACTCCTGGTATTGGAATTGCAGGACCAGTTGCAGTTTTCTTCGAAGATCCAAATCAAGCATCCCCAATTAGTGTTGGTGGTGGTGGAACTACTAGAATTTCTGCAGGACAAACTGGATATGTTCATGTAGTATTCAATGAACTTGTTTTTGCTGGTGCTGGGGCAACTGTTCGTATTCGAACTTTTGATGCCAATGGTGCAAATGAATCAACAGCAATTATTGGATATACTCAGTCAAATACTGAAACTCAATACGCTTGGACAGGAGATGCAGTAACTCATGGATCTCCAAATGTTTATACTAACTTCAATGGGCAAATTACAAATAGAGTAGCATTTGCATTTACTTCCCCAAGTAGCGTTTTATCTGCAAATGTTAATTTCTTAACAACTGCAGTAAGTGCAGGTCAAACTGTTGCAATTGGTGGAACTAATATTTTTGTCGATTCTGTTTCTGGTGTTTCTATTGGAAGTTCAATCACAATTACTGGAAAATTATCTAATGTCCCAGTGGTTTCTGTTGGAAATACCTTTGTTCAAATTGGAACTGCCAATACAATTGGTTCAACAATTGCTGCAGGTCTTGCGGCCACATTTAGCACTAGAACAAACGCAACTGTTCTTAAAATTGATGTAAGCAGAGGATTTGTTGGAGTAATTACTGATGGTTCTAATGGGGTAGGAGTTACTAGTTCCTTTACTTCACAATTTGGTGACGTACTTATTCGCAACGTTGCTGGAGCTGGAACAGCATCAGGTGTTGGACTTGGCACCACCACATTAACAGTAACTGCATGATATGAAATTTGACAATTTGAATGAAGATAATTATTTGTTATTTGCTATAAAATTTTATGACAATCCCCAATCTTTAACCAAAGAAGATTTTGAGAGTGATTTGAAAAGAATTCGTTATATAAAAAGATTATTGAAAAAATACAAATTAACTGGTGAATTAAAAACTCATCTTATATTAAATCATCTTATAATACTTTTTAACGTATTTAATGATGCGGCAGTTCCTTTATTGTTTTATAATTTGGAAAAAGACTTGTGGCCGACAATAAAAAGTTTTCTTATATTTTTAAATCGTCTTCCGGAATATCCGAAAACTCACATACATGAAATTCCGGAAGATAAAGAATGTCTATGTCAATTGCAGGCAATCTAATGGATAAAATAGACAGAATAATTGATATTGTTAGAAATTTGAAAGAAGAAAATGGAATGACAAGCAGCGGAATAACAAACTCTGCTAATAAATCGGGATTAGGATTTGATCCAAAAACTGAAAGTCCTCCAGTATTCAAAAAATATGCATATCTTGGAAAAGATTCTAGATCAAGATGGATGCAGAAAAGAAAAATTCCTCAAATGTAAGTAAAATAAATATTAGTATACTCCTTGAATTAAAATTTATTTGATAGGTGGGGAAAATTGCCCTAAAAAAATGTTCAACCAAAACACATCTGCTGACACCAAAATAGCTGTTCTTGAGGAAAGACTTTCATCTTATGAACTTCTTTTAAAAAAAATTGATGAAGCAATTCAAATAATGGGTAAAACTAGTCAAAATATCAGTAAGATGCTTGCAGTTCATGAAGAAAAGATTGAACAATGCCATAAAACTGATGATTTGATTACTAAAATGTTTGATGAAATGAGAAATGAAAATAGAGAACAGCATGAAGGAGTAACGAAAAGAATTGAAAAAGTAGAAAATAAGTTAGAAGAATTTGTAAAATATCGTTGGATTATTGTTGGAGTTTTTGCGGTTGTTTCTTTTGCATTTTCTCAATCTCATATGGTTGTGGATTTCTTGACACCAGACCAACAACCTGTTAGGATAGAATCCCAAAAGTAATATTCCATTATAATGGACCTGATTGATTCCAAGTATATTGGACTAGTTTCATCACGCCTACAAAAATTTAAAAGAGTTAAGACAGATCTCTATAATTTCCGGTGCCCTTTATGTGGCGACTCTCAAAAGAATAAAAACAAAACAAGAGGATATATTTACACGGTAAAAAATAATACAAACTTCAAGTGTCACAACTGTGGGGCAAGTTTGTCCTTTAATAATTTTCTTAAAGAACTGGATCCATCACTCCATAAGCAGTATATTATGGAGAAGTTTAAGGAGGGGCACACTGGAAAAAACTTCGTAGTTGAAGAACCCAAGTTTGATTTTGTCAAACCAGTTTTTAAAAGGAAACTTGATTTACCTAAAGCATCTGAAATTCCAATTGCTAAAGAATATCTGGAAAGGAGAAAGGTAAATCCGGAAAAATTTTATTTTGCTGATAAATTTAAAGAGTGGGTAAATGCACATAAACAAACTTTTGACACTATCACTAGGGATGAGAGTCGCATTATTATACCAATGTATGATAAAGACTCTAACTTGATAGGATTTCAGGGAAGATCTTTAGTTCCTAATTCTGTTAAATATATTACCGTGATGCTTAATGAGGGAGCACCAAAAATTTATGGACTTAACACAGTCAATGAGAAATTACCAATCTATGTGGTCGAAGGACCCTTTGACAGCACTTTCATCGACAATAGTGTTGCTCTGTGTGGCAGTGATGGTGACGTTAGTTGTCTTGAGGGAAATGATCTCATTTTTGTTTATGATAATGAACCCCGCAATAGAGAAATTGTTAGTCGTATTGAAAAGTGTATCCGAAGAGGTGAAACAGTCGTCATCTGGCCAACAACTATTTTAGAGAAGGATATAAACGACATGATCCTTGCTGGACATGACGTTATGAATGTGTTAAAATCAAATACATATGCAGGTTTAGAAGCAAAAGTTAAATTTAACAGTTGGAAGAAAGTATGAGTAACGGAACACAAGTAGTAAAAAGAAACGGATCTGTAGAAGGTCTAGAATTAAATAAACTTCATATTATGGTTGAAGAGGCTTGTAAAGATCTTGCTGGAGTTTCTGCTTCTCAAGTTGAAATGCAATCTGGAATTCAATTCTATGATGGTATCACTACAGCAGAGATTCAGGAGATTCTGATTCGTTCTGCAAGTGATCTTATTAGTATTGATCATCCAAACTATCAATTTGTCGCTGCTCGCTTACTCTTATTTTCTTTACGTAAGCAACTATTTGGTCGTATGCATGAATCTCCAACAGTTAAGCAGCATGTCCTTCTTGCCATCGAGAGGGGTGTATATGATTCAGAAATTATTGATCTGTATACTGATGAGGAGTTTGATAAACTTGAATCATTCATCGATCATGGACGTGACTACTTGTTCACTTATGCTGGACTTAGACAGGTAGTTGACAAGTATCTTGTACAAGATAGAAGTACTGGCGAACTTTATGAAACGCCGCAGTTTATGTACCTTTTAATTGCTGCTACTATCTTTTCCAAGTATCCAAAAGAAACTCGTCTAGATTACGTTAAGAGGTACTATGATGCAATCTCGAAGCACAAAATCAACATTCCCACACCAATCATGGCGGGTGTTAGAACCCCACTTCGCCAATATGCAAGTTGCGTTCTTGTTGATGTTGATGACACCCTTGATAGCATCTTCAGCTCTGATATGGCAATTGGTCGCTATGTTGCTCAAAGAGCAGGAATTGGTATCAACGCAGGTCGCATCAGGGGCATCAACGCTAAAATCAGAGGCGGAGAGGTACAACACACAGGCGTTGTGCCCTTCCTTAAGAAGTTTGAGGCAACTGTACGATGCTGCACTCAGAACGGCATCAGAGGTGGTTCTGCTACAGTTCACTTTCCTATCTGGCATCAAGAAATAAGTGATATTCTAGTATTAAAGAATAATAAGGGAACTGAAGATAATCGTGTTCGTAAATTAGACTACAGTATCCAAATCAGTAAAATCTTCTATGAACGATTCATCCAAAACGGAGAAATTACACTCTTCTCCCCACATGACGTTCCTGGTCTGTATGATGCTTTTGGAACTGATTCTTTTGACGAGTTATATGTTCGTTATGAACGAGATCAGTCTATTCCAAGAAAAACTATCGCTGCTCAAGAACTCTTTTTGGACCTCTTGAAAGAACGTGCAGAAACTGGTCGTATTTACATTATGAATATTGACCACTGTAATTCTCACTCATCCTTTATGGATAAGGTTGAGATGAGTAATCTTTGTGTTGCTGGTGATACAAAGATTAAAATCAAATACCCAAAAGCAATATATGATGATATTGGAGAGATTTATGATTGGAAAGTTTATGAAGAAGAAATTG